AGTGTGGTCGTGTCCGAGTGGTGAAGCATAATCTTCAATCGCTTGGTCGGTTTCGGTTTTTGTGTAGTAACCAGATAGGTCTATTTTAATTTCAAGCTTTAGAGCTTGAGTTCCATCCCACCAATAGTCTGGCACCGATAACTCCCTAATAAGCAATAATTTACCAATAAATAGTGTTGCTACATTTCCAGGGACTGCCAACCACGCAATCATATCTGCTTCGGTGTCAAAAACTTTTGCACTTTCTATGTTTAACGCAATAGCACTAACTTCATTTATTGCTCCAACAATTTCTTTTGAATCAGTGTTTAATGATATATCTGTGACCGTTTGATAAATGCTCAAGTCCTGGTCTCCAGTGTTAATACCACTTGTATTTTGAACTACCACCTTTTCATCATCAGTAACAAAATTTTCGTTATCAATAAGAGTGAATGATAATGTTGGATTTTTAGGGTCTGTATTATCAACTTGAATATGATTATCTGTAGATGTAACCGACTCTACACAATCTCCAGTTATATTTTCTAAAGGATATTTATAGTTAGTATCTCCATCAACAACCATTATTATAGATTCAGGAGTAATATCCTCAATAAGTGGCATCTCACTTACTCTTTTCTTTTTTATATTTAAATTCATATTTTTAATTTATAAGGTAATCTCCGTTTTCTAATATAATAAATGTATCATTAAATAAACTATAGTCAAAAATACTTTCAGACGAACAACCAATAGGTATTTGAAATTGTATATCTACATATACGCCATTTACTACATCTTGAAAGTCATTGTTAAAATACTGAATATTTAAATCAAATATATCCAACTGCTCAAGTATTTCTGTTAGTATAAGCTCGGTTTTATTATAAGCTATATAAGGTTCATTTCTATCGCAAACATATATTCTAAGAGTATATGTTTTTAAGAAATTTTTTCGTAAGCAACTAACTACATCTACATTTACATATGGATAAGCTATTGTTGCTTTATTATCAAAGATTGTTATATCACCAACACTTGCCATATTAACGAGTGGGTGAGATATACTTTGAAATTTTACTTTATCAACGAGTGCTTGTATCATTAGTCTAAGTATAAAGAACATTTAAATTTATAATCTTCTCCAGTAGTAATTGAATTGTCACACATATATTCTTTAAGTAATTCCTCATATTGTTTAGAATCATTTAAATAGTGATTACTAACTCGTACCAACTCATTAAATCTTTCACTAGATGAAGGGTTGTTCTGATAGTCAGGATTATTCTTCATCTTATAAGCTGTAGCATATACTACTTCACTAAGTACATAATATGCTAAGCAGGGTTTTATATATTGTTTAATCAATACTTCATTTGCTGCATTAACTGCATTAGTTGAAATCTGAGTTATCAATTCATTATATTTATCGACTGTTAATATCTTTTTAATGATAAAATCTTCACCTTTAATTATGTTTGAAATTAGGTACTTATCATCAAGATTATCGTCTACGTTATATTCAAGTTTTAATATACTTGGTGAAACTAAGCAATATCTATCCATTATTTATTTCCTCCTTAATTTTAATTTCTTTACCAAATAATTTAGTTAATCCATATTCCATCTCTTTTCTTAAAGATTTAATAGTTGTTTGTTTAAATACTTTAAGAGATTCATCATATTCTTGTTTACTAAATCCTGAGCCTTCTGGATATTTACCAATTAAACAAGCACTTGTAAGTTTATGAGATATAAAAGTTTGCTCTTGTAAGAACTTTTGTAACACTTCAAACTTCTGGTCGAGATTATCATTATCTAGCTTCTCTATAGTAGTCTTAGTTTCTTCTGAATCATTAAATGATAATATAAACTTTTTACCATTTTCACCAATAAACTTTTCTTCAATTGATTTTTCTATCTTTTTCTTAACATCTTCACCAGGGTCTCCACCATTAAAGTTAATTACAACATTTGGTGCAAATCCATTAGATGCATTATTATAATGATAATCTATAATAGATTTCATTGTATTTAATGATGTCATAGATGATACATAATAAGGTCTAGGGTACACATCTCTTGACTTATTATTTTTAAAGAAGAACATCCCTTCTTTTGTGGAATCCTGTACTAACGGATACCATTTAATTTCGCTCTTATAAGTATTCCATTTGTCTGAATAACCTACATTTTTTTTATCTGCTGAAAATCTACATTTAGATATATCAACATAATTTTTAATGGTGTCACCACCACGAGTTTTGATTATTTGGAATACAAATCCACCAAAGATTATATAATCTAACACCGCTTTTTGTAAAGTCCAATAATCTAAGTCATCTATCCCAGCTGAAACAATTAAGTCTACTATATAATCTATAGAGCTTGAATGTTCTGGAACTGTATTATATAATTCTAACAGAGTGTCTGCATTCTCCCATTTATGATATTTTTGATTTGGGTTGAATATCTCTGTCATCTTTTCTTTAGCAAATTTAATTACTGATATGTTATTCATAAAATTTTATATTAGATTTGTTTGTTGAAACTATTTCAAACGTATTGGTAGATTTTATAGAAACTAATTCCTCTTTTAATAGAACACCATTACTAAACCATCTCAATTTACTTTCTTTAAGTTGTATATTACTTAAATCAATTAATGGAATTGTAATGCTAATATAACTATTAACTAATGAATTATTTATATATTCTCCAATTAAAACGTCATCTATATACACACTTAAAGTCTCTGGTATGTAATTAAACCAACTATCTGTTAGTACTACATTTTCTTGATTGTTATAAAGGTATATCATTTTTTTGTTATATAAAAAAAGGTGATGATTACTCACCACCCTTAGTTTGAATTAATATGTTAGAAATTTATTAAGCAACAGGTAAAGCCGCTGTCAAAGCTACTGAATCAATATCGTAAGGATATTCAGCAGTCATTGCTTGAAGAACCAAAGTATAGAAGTTACCTTCTGACATTTCAGCACCTGTTTGACCAGTACCAGTAGTTGCAGAACAGTAAGAATCATATCCAATGAACCAGAAAGCACCATTATAATCTTCAACAATTACATAGAAGTTTCCTTTTACCAAGTTTACCATTTCATTACGTAATGCAACTGTCATTCTATTCAGTTGTAATGAAACATCAGTAGTTACTACTATTGTTCCAGCTTTTTCATCTTTTGCAAGGTTGCTTACATAATTTGCATTACCTCTACGGAAAGCATATTTAGCAAATTTCTTACCTGAAGCCATTGTAATAGTTGGAATCTCTCCAGTAACTGGAATACCTACTGCTGTTACATCTTCTTTAGGTGCAATATATAGGTTTTTAATACCTCCTGTGTTACCACATTCTAGTATTGAACCTGCGAGTGTTATAGAACACGACATAATTTTATACTATTAACCCATACATAGTGAGGTTTTTATATTTTTAATTATTAATTTCTTTCCAAATAAATTTATAAGCAGTTTTTCTTTTACCTTTAGCTGCTGCACATATATTACTTATAGCACTATCAAGTTTATCTGGTCTTACAGCTTTAGCTGCATCTGTAAATGATTCAAATGTTTGTATATAATTTCCTTGTAAATCATATTGTTCAACTTTAATTCTATTGTCGTGAGTTAATCCGCCCACTCCTCCTATATGTGAATTATAATTATTATCATATAATTCAATAAACGCTACTTCTTTTTCATTTAAATTATCTCCTTCATACAATATATTTACAGAAAATTCCATATATTTTCTAATAGCTCTTGCTTTATAAGTATTATAATCTGTGCTTTTTATATTAAAAGAGTTATTACAATGTGTATACAGTCTACTTTTTAATTCACTTTTAGTTTGTCCAATATAACATTTTCCACTTGGAAATGTAAGTTTATAAATAACATTTTTTTTAAGAATGTCTTCGGAATCAATTGATACCTTAACATCAGCAAAATTTCTTATAATCATTTATTATATTTTATTTATTATTAGTTAATATTAATGGGAGGATATTTCACCTCCCACATTAATTATTATACTTTTTTGCGCATTGTTACTTGAGCAGGTATAGCAAACTGAACACCTGAAGTAAATTGAATTGCTAATCTGAATTCTTGGTTATCTTTAGAATACCAAATATCAAATTTTTCTTCGTCACCTGACAAGTCAGTACCATAGAAAGCATTTAATGGGTCAAATCCAAAGATATAATCTGTCCCTGTAAGACCAGGAACTGCAACAATTTTTACGTTAGAACCAGGATAAAATGTTTCCATACCATCAACTGCTGGAGAACCCATATATAAGTTAAGAGCTTGTAAAGCCATAACATATAAACGATAAGCATCAACACCTAAATAAATTTCTGCTTTATCTAAAATTGCTGCATCAATACCAGCAAATACTGCATCTACTTGTGCTTTAATGTTTGCAGAAGTCAAAGCAACATCTGTACCTACAACATTAGTAACATCTGCGAGAGCAATCTTAATAAGACCGTCTGCTAAATCCAAGTAAGAACCATCATTCAAGGCTGTATTACCTTGCCAGATAAGTTTTTCTTGTTTAGCTGCAACATCAGCAAGTACATCAGCTACGAATTTTTCCTCAAAAGGAAGTTTTTGTTGACCAGCAGCAATACGTACTTCGTGTTGTAGTGCAGAGTTCAAAAGAGTTTTGTCACAGAATGGTATATTGATTTTAATTACTGAAGCAGTAATAGAACGAGCTGTAATAGTTGAAGTTCCTGCTGCATTCCATCCACAAGCGTCACCGTTTTGTAATGTTACATCAGTTGCTAATAGATTAATTTGAGCTTTGGTTTTTACACCTGTTTGAAGAGAAAATCTTTTAGCTGATACAGCACCTAAGATTGATTTACGAATAAGCATTCCTCTATTTTCAAGAGTATATGCTGGAAGACTGTTAGTAATAGCCATTTCTAATTATTTTTAATTGTTTTATTATTAATTACCCAATTATTTAGTAAAATAGCGTAAGGCTGGGTTATCACCTGTTACTACTGGATTTTCTACTACTTCTTGTACCGCAGCAGATAACGGTTGTTTTGAAAATTCTTCAAGTTTAGCATTTGAATCTTTTAATTGATTAGTTAATGCTTCAATTTGAGAATTGAATTTTTCTGTAATTGATGTAGCAGCACTAAGAATTAATTCCTCGGCTTGTTCTCTACTAAACATTTCTGGAGTAACTTCTGGAATTTCAACTGCAACTTCTGGTGCAACTTCAACAACTTCTGTAGTAACCTCTGGTGTTTGATTAGCAAAGAAAACGGCATCAATTACTGTTTGTAATTTTTCTTTAAATTCCATTTCTTCGTTTTTATTAAATTTTATTTCTTGTGTACCAATGAGTTCGTTTGAAAACATACCCTCTAAACTAAACCCATTAAATGTACCATTTTTAATTTCTTGCCATAAGGCATTATCTTTTACTTTTGCAGATATAATCCAACTACCCACAGGTAGATTCAAATCATTAGATTCAGTTGCAATATAACTCTCGTAAATATCTAGTGAGGCTTCTATCTCGCTGTGGGATTTATTGAACTTCATACCATTCTTAAGGAATAACATAGCTGCCTTTTGTATCTCATCTGCATCATACGTAACGAATCTCTCCCCTAATCTATCGTTTCTATAAAGAAGTTTCTCTGGCACCATTACAGCACCTTTAACTATCATTTTATCTTCGTTAAATTCAAGTTTTGTCTGTTCTATATTAAATTTTAAAAAGTCAATTTCAATAGCTGGGTCTTCAACCAAAGCTATTTCAACAGATTCCATATCTGCAAGGATTATTTTATATATCGGAATATTTCTTATCATATTTTTTATTTTAATAACTAGTCATTATTATATATTAAAATTTTAAAAAGTGTAAAAATTTGCAGCTATCATCACAATAACTGCAAATTATTTATTATTTAAAAAGTAGAATTATATTCTCTAACTTTTACCTTATTCTGAACATCATTTATTTCAGAAACTTTAACTACTTGTGTTGGTGCATCTTTTAAATTAGCTTTTGACATAGTATTTAAATTTTCATCTCTTGAAGTTAAAGCATCTTTAGCTGGATTTAATGCTATATTAGCAGAACTACTTCCTCCACTACTCCCACTTCCACCTTTATGAGGTTTAAGCATTTGTTGTGCTTTAATAGATTTAACATTACCAATAGTTGTAGCTAATAATGCAGCCTGTTGAATACCTGCAAGAATATAACCATATGGTGCTAATGAAGTAATACCAGGTGCTGTCCATATACCAACCGAACCACTAGCAAAGTCCATCCAAGCTTGAGCTTCTTTCATTTTCTTTTGCATCTCAAAATTCTTTTGAAGAGCTTCCCAACGTTGCATTTCTATTTCATATGCCTTAGCTTCACGTTGTTCATCAGATTGAATCATCTCATCGTTAGCCCAAATCTTTCTATCATACTCAGCATTAGTCAAATCCATATTACCTTGTGCAATATCAGCTATACCCCCTGCAACATCACTAATAGCATCTAAATAATCTTTAGCCATTGCTACACGCTCTTGCCATAAATCTCTTTCAGCTTCAACTTGTGTTCTAGTGCTATTGGTAATCTCTACATTTAATTGTGCAATCTTTGCAGTTATTTCAGCTAATTTATCTGGATAACCTTCATACTCTTTAAGTTGAATCTTTAAAGTATCAATCTCTTTATTCTTAGCAGCAATATCTAAATCTATAATATCAATTTCATCTTGATAAGATTGTTTCTTTTTATTAATTCTATCAATATCAGATTGTGTAATCTTATCTCCAAGACTAGACATTTCTTTATCTGCAAGAATAATTAAATTTTGATAATTAGATTTATTTCTAGCATAATCATTTAATGTAGCTACATCATCTTTATATAAATCATTTATATCGTTAAATCTAGCAACTTCCGCTTCTAACAACGACTTCTTACCATATTCTGCTTCAAGTTCATTATTAATATCTCTTTGTATAGCAGACTCTCTTTCAATAACATATCCAATTTGGTCTTCAATTGCATCATCATATATACCTTTTCGTTTTTTATTATTATCATTCATAATAACAATTTCTTCATTAGTATATTTGATTTCTGCATCTAATATTGGTTTATAAAAATTATCTATTGAAATTAAATCAGGTTTATTAAACTTATCTAAAGATGTATCTAATTTATTTATAGGTTGTTTAGTTGTTGTTCCTCCAGTAGGTTTACTAACACCAGTTTTTAAATCAATATCTCTGAGTTTTGGTAAACCTTTAATAATTTGATTTTGTAAATTAACGGCTCTTAATTCATCAACTATTTGTTGGTCAACGCCAGTTACCAATAATGCTTCAGCCACTGATTCAGTGAATGACCCATCATAAGCCATTGCAACATAAGTATCCCACTTAAATCCAGCATCACCTAAAAGTGCAGACCCTTTCTTACTTTTTTGATGTTTATATAATTCTTGAGCTTTAGTAAGTGCAGCTTTTCCAGTTTGTTGTGCTTCTACTTTCTTTTTAATAATTGATTCATTCCAATAAGTATCTTCTGCTATTTTTAAATATTCTTTAAATGCTGTTTTCCATCCATCCGTAGTATATCTAATCTGTTTAAGTCTAGCATCGTTTAAATCATATTCTTTTTTACCAAACTTTTCAAGTTCTTCAAGTCTTTCTTTATTACCGTCTCTTGATGCTTTTCTATAATCATTAACAAATTTATTTATTGATATTAAGTTTTTTTCTAATGCTTTTGATATTTCGGTGTCAATTTCAATTTTAACTTTAACTGATTCTGGTATTTTATTTAACCAATCTATTACTCCTTTTATTACTTTATCTCCAAATATTAAAAATAAACCAGATAAAATTGTAGCTGCTCCACCTAAACTAAAAAGTGATTTCTTTATAGTATCACTCATCTTAGGTACGGTTTGTTGTATTGCCCCAGCCTCCTTATTTGCAGCTATAATACCATCCCTCATTCTTTTAAAATCAGAAATAGCATCCGCTAATATAGGTAAGTTATTTGAAATAGCCATAAACCCAATATTAGCACTAATAGCAAAGTTTGGAAGTTCTCTACCAACTTGCATAATAGAATTAGCTAATGGGTCAAAATTACTTCCAGCAGTTCTACCCATAAGACCTAATTTATTTAATGGTGCTTCTGCTTTAGCTATTTCTGATTGTACAGCTTTTAATTTACTTATCATTTCAGCTCCAGGCATAGCACCTCTCTCAGCTGCTGATAATTTTGAATATTCAGTTGTTAGTCTAATTACTTCATCTTTTAATCCCTGAATAGATGTTTGGTAACCTTCATATGCATCTTTTAAAATATAAGTATTTGTTAATAATTTTTGTTGTTCTGATATTTGTTTCTCTAACGCCTCACTACCACTACCTTTATCGCTAAAAAACTCTTCTGGATTAGCTCTGTAACTTCTTAAATAATTTAAATTTTCTATAACTTCATCCATACTACCATTAAAATCATCAATGCCATTAACTAATGATTCAGAAAATTCCATACCATTTATTCTTGCAATATTTAAAGCTTTAGAAAACTCACCAATATCTAAAACACCGTCTTTTATATAATTGTTTATATTAACCATTAAACCACTAAAAGTAGATACTTTTTCTGATTCATTAGTCATACTACTAATCTCTTTATTCAACGTACTAACACTACCTCCAGTTGCTATAACTTGGTTTCTGAGTGCTAATAATGCACTAGTATTTAAAGTTATACCATCAACACCAGTATTTTTTTCAAATAATTCATTATATGAAGCAATAGCTAAATTCACCTGATTCATATCATTTTTAAATACTTTAGCTGCTAAACTTGCCATATCAAACATCCCAGAGCCGATTTTCTCGGCTTTGGTAAATGCTTCATAAAGTATTTTTACTTCTTTTTGAGCCATCTCCCCAACTTTTGGAAAGCGGATTGATAATATCTTATTTATAAATTTATCTCCAGATGCACTAGCTACATTTAATGATGCATTTACAACATCAAATGCTGATTTCATTTTTAAAACTTCACTTGATGCCTTTGAAGAATTTTTACTAATATTTTCTATATTTTTATTTAACTTATCAACACTACCATCACCTTGCAGGTCAACTTTTATAATTACTTCTTCGTTCATTTTATTTTATTTATTTTAATTTACATAACTATCGTTCACAACGCTTGAATAAAAATATCCACTACTTGTTCTAATATACATTTTACAATAACAACTACCTATCGGATAATATTGAAGTGGTGGATTAATAAATGATACACTTACAGTACCTAACGGATTACCATTCCATCTAGCATAGTAACTATTTTCAAATGTTGGGTCTTCATAGTCTGGTGAAAATATAACACCATATTCAAGAACATCATATTGAGTAACATATTGAAAATTTAAAAATAATTGTGTATCATAATCATTATATCTACCCAATGAATGATTACTTATCTCTGGGTTATCTGGTAGTGTTTCGAATGAATATGTGTCACCATAACCAATACCAGCTGAATTATAAACAAATGCTCTATAGTAATAAATTGTATCAGGTGATAAATTATCTATTATTGACCCAAATCTACTACCATTACCTAAATATCCCCAGCCTTGAGTAAAACCATAATAATCTAAACAATCACTTCCACCAATAGTTGGCGTTGAATTTGTTGCCGACAATACAATACCATAATCACTAATTTCATCTGGTTCTCCACCATTATATTCTAATACACCAAAAAAATCACCACCATTTATATTTAAATTTTCAACATAAGATTGCGTTATAACTGTTGGTTTTTCAATAGTTTGTGTCGTAAAATTTAATAAACTACCATACCCAGTACCTGTACTATTTATTGCATAAGACCTAATTTTATATGTTATATTTGGGTTTAAGTTATTAAAATATATGGTAAAGTCACCGCTACCGCTACCACTCTGTATTTTCTGTAAATTATTATTAATTGTTGGGTCAGCCATAAAGATAGTACTAATAACTATACCCTTTTCGGTTATATTATCACCATTTTTATTAATATTATATCCACCAGAATAACCATCTAATTGTCTTATATTATTTGGTGTAGTTGTTGATAATGTTGGAATCGAATAACTTAATGTTGTTATTACAGATTGATTATCAGAATAACCAGTACCGTTTTGATTAATAGCATATGCTCTAATATAATAAGTTGTTCCATTGGTTAAACCAGTTATAGTTCCACCATAAGTTCCTCCACCTGTACTAACAATTAATTTACTATTAGATGTTGTTGGATAACTTATTGTTCCATAAACGAAACCTATTTCGGTTATAGGATAACCACCAGGACTTGATAAATTACCAACAACATTAACAGTTGTATATGTTAAAGTATTTGTTCCCACCATACTTAAAGTTGGTACTGAATAATCATCCAATGTAGTTGAACTTAATACTTCACCATAACTATAAATACCACTAGCACCAATCATAAAAGGTTGGAAATAATATGTGGTATTTTTAACCAAACCAGTAATATTTACACTAAAATTAGTATTTGGGTTACTTGTTGTGACTGTATTACTTAATGAAGTTGAAGTGACACCCCATTTTATTCCTCCTGTAACAATTGTATCTCCACCTCTATAATCTATTGTTGAGTTAACAGTTAAACTGGTTTTAGTGATGTTGGTAAAGTTAACAATATGTAATACACCTTCTTCAATACCATAAGGAAATAAATAATTATCAACATTATTAACTTTCATTAATTTAACACCAGAAGATAAACCACCAGTTGGGTCATACTCTGGTAACTCACTAATAATATAATTTACATTTTGATAATTATATATTTTATTAACATCTGGTTTTTCGTTGAAATAAATATCACAATCAAGTATGTGCGTATCAAAATTACGCCTTTCTTCAATAGTTTTCTTTAAGTATTTATCATAATGAGTAACACCATCAACATATTGACTATCTGTTATATTTGCATAATTATATTTAGGTTTATTTATTTCTAATGATTTAACAATATTACCACTTGAATCAAATTTATATGGACTTGAGGTATAATAAGTTGACACAGCAGTACCTTGACTAATGCCGTATGTTGCATTGCTACCAAAAGTATAAGTACCTCCAGTGTTTAATACATTCAAGTTTGTTTTTAAAAATTTAATTTCAGTTGGTATGTTAGTTTCAAACGAACTTACCATACCTGCTTCATAAAATGTATCATTTGTTAAATAAACTGTATTATTTCTAATTTCATTTAAAAAACAGAATACTACTTTTTCATTAAATCCTTGTGTACAACCTAAATTACTTCTGTTTCTTCCAGCATTATAATAACCACCAAATTCATCATAAGCATACTTTTTAGTATCTCTAATTAAACTTGGAATTGAACAACCATACTCAATTTTTTTAGTATTCTTTTTAATTGAATAGTTTAAATTAATATTTTTCTGACCATACTTTTGTTTATTAACTTCTTCATATGTTTTATTAACCAAATCATTATCAGGTAAACCATATGATAAAACCATTTTACTAAAATCAAATAGTTTAGTATTAACACCATTTATATTTGTTATATTAAGTAACTCATTAGTAGTATTATATAATTTCTTTTCTATTTTTAACTTTCCGTTATTATTAACAATTTTTAAATTATGATACTTGACAAGTTCAATCAGAAAGTTCTTGATACTTACCTTTGGATAAATATTTTTGCCATTAATTACTTCACCAGTTTGTATTTTATCATTTGAATTATAAATTACTTTACCACCAGTGTTTAAATCTATTTTAATATCATATCCAATATGATTAAATGATGTACCAATTTTTTCAGTATAAAATAAACTATGAGATTTCTGTGGAAATTCAATATTTAATTCTATACCAAGTCCACTATTACTACCAATTTCAGGGTAATAATCAAATTCTAATATTAATGTTTGAGAACAATTAATTTCATATTTATTTGTAGTGCTATTAAGTGTAACAGTAGCACTAACATCATTGATAAAGTTCAATTCATTTTCAATTAAATTAACACTATATTCATTTTTACTACCAAAGTTTGGTGTTACACCATATAAAGGTACTGTACCTGGAGTAAAATTAGTAATACTAGCTTTAAAATACATCTGTCCAAACTTAGTACCATTTGGAATATAATTAGCATAATAGTTAGTACCATTAAAATGTGATATAGCAGTACTTGTACCAGTATAATATGAAGATGGAAATAACTTAATTTGTAGTGGTAATTCAATATAATATTTACCATTCTTATTAGTTACATAATTATTTGATAAATCCTTTAATGGAATAATAAACTTATTATAATTCTTATTACCTGTTGTTACTCTACCATTTTCAGTATAACCTGCTGGATAAGTTAAAAATGAATAATAATATTTACCAGTATTACTTGTCCAAATGTGTGTTAAATCACTATAAGGTTTTAAATTTGTTTCAACTGGTACTTTACTATATTTCTTAGCTTTACCACAATTCAAATGTAATTCATTAAAATAAGTTGTTAATTTACTATCAACTTCAATAACATTATTAAATTTCTTATTAATACTGTTTATTACTGTGTTAATTGGTACATTATAATCAATGTCATATGCTTTAATAGTTCTTGCTTGCACTTGTGTCATATCTTCTTGTAAAGTAAATGTTGCTGGTTTATTAGTTGAACTATCAATACATCTAAACGAAGTATCAGTTAAATCATCATCATTTAAATTAACACTATATTTTAAATTTTGAAATTGTTGAGCATAATAAGGTAATGAATAACTTGTACAAGGGAATTCAATCTTGTTATTTGTTCCCTCATAATATATATCTAAATCATTTAAAAAACCAGTACCATCTTCCGTATTACCTTCAAATTGTTCAAGCAAATGTACCAACTCATCATATAATTCAACTTGATAAACATCACTTGTTATGTTGGTGACTATTAATTTACCACTTGATACTACTTCACTGTCATCAAGTAAAGTATATGAACATTTTTTTGTTTGATTAAAACTTATACCTACCTTTTCATTATTATCTAAATTGAAAGTCAATCTATGTATCTCACCAATAAAACCAAATATTGAATCATTAGTTTCATTTCTTGGTATATCAATAGTCTTTGAACCAGGAAGTCCAATTATATTGAACTCCTCTAAGTCATTAATCTTGTGACTAAATGGAAATTTAGTACTCTGTTGGTCTATTATTACCAACTTATCTTCAATAAATAAATGTTTCATTAGTCAAAAAAGTTTAATTTTATATTTGATTTCTTTTCATATTTTCTTTCATCCTCTATTACCATTTCAATATTCTTTTCTGAAAGTAAACTACCATTAAACCCTTCAAATGTTGAGTTTAATTGTTTGTATCTTTTTGTGCTAAATAATCCCCAATCTTCATTAGATTCTAATGGGTTTACTGTATAATTCGTTGCAGTATCACCCTTTTCTAATTTAAAATTACATAATACATTAGACCAAGATTGATTGTTTATCATAAAATAAATAACTGCTGGTACTACAAATGTACTTGTATTTATTTTAATTTTAACTCTTAATGGTACGGTATCAGAATTAGCATTAAAAGTACCAAGTTCAATTCCATATCCCAAATATAGAGTTATTGGGGTTGTGCCTAGTAAATCAAAACTAAACATAAAATCCTTGTTTAGTTCCAATTTTGCATTCACACTATAAGTCCAAAAATAACAAGGTTCTTCATCTTCTCTTATATTAGCTAACGATACTTTATTTGGAATTGTTGTTGTATCAATTACACCTTGTCCAGGGTTCATCCTCCATTGTCCAGCTAAATTATCACTATTCAAAAGTAAATTTAAACCATCATATTCTATTTCATCTACAACTGGTTCATAAATATAAGGTGTTTTAATCACTTCATACATTTCTGATTCATTCAAACCATAACCAGTATTAATTTTCTTTTGTTTAGTTGTGATAACTTTTGTTGTATATTCTTTACTACCAATTGTTAAATATTCTTTTTGTGTATTTTCAATTTCGTGAACGTTAGCATCAGTATAAGATAAACATAAATTACCATTGTTACTGTAATAATACCAATTATGTAAATTACATTTTTGTGGTTGAACATTGAAAAAACCTTTTTTATTATTTGAATGACAATATATTTTAGTTGTACTCTCTGGTATATATGTTAAATAATCTATAATATTACCATCATTATTAGTGTTCAATTTATTTAACATTATGTTATTATCATCAAAACACATTAATGATAGTTGATATTCACTTACAGATGGAGTAAATGGTGTTGCAACAGTAGCACGTTCAAGTTTAATATTCTTAACGTGTACCTGTCCTGTACTATATGTTTGTGTTGGAGAATTATTAATCAAAACAGCATAAACCTCAACATCACCCTCTGTTGTTACTGTAAGTGTGGTTGTATATCTATTGTATGCACCATTTATTATTGTACAAAGAGTAGGATTATAATATTCAGTATATTGTAATCCATTTCTTTTTTCACCATAAAACATAAAACTATCTTCAACATTCCATCCAGTTGGATTAATAGCCATATCCATTGCAAGTTTATAAACACCTGGTGTTAAATGTATTAAATCACTATCATAAACAACATCGAAACCAGTATTAAATGATTCATTATCTCTTACCGCTTCACCATCAACTATTAAGTTCATTCCAACCCACTCACCTGTTGGGTAATCAAACGTTGGACTTACTGTTGATGGAACAAATGATTTAGAATAAATAGAATCAGGTAAACCTATGTTATTTGAAGTGATATCTTCTTTATTGAAAAAAGTATAATTCATACCTTCAACTGCTTCTTCACCAATAAAGTCAACTGGGTCTCCATTAAAAGTTATTTCTCCATTATCTTCAATAGTAAATTTATTTGGATATGATGTGAAAATGTTATTTACATAACAAATAAATGTTAATTGCGTTCTATTATTATTAACAAACTTTTGATTATAATTGTTTGTAATATTTTCAAATACTGGTTCAATATGTTGAATAATATCAATATATTTACTAAAATCAAATCTATAATTGTTATTATATCCTTTAAGTTTACCACTGTACACAACTTTATATTCATCTGGACCGGTATTTTTAACGATTATAAAATATAATTCGTTTGCTGGGTCGGTAAAATATAACTTAGGTTCTATTCCTGAATTTAAAGGTACTCTCCAATTATTGTTTTGTAATGGTGAATTTTCTAATATTGTCATTGTTATTTATTTTTATTATTTAAACTTTCTTTTAAATCTTTAGTTAAAGCCTTAGTTATATCATCTAAATAGTTAGGTATAATTTCATTTTTAGTCTGTTTAAGATAAGGTTTAGCTTTAATACCTTTCTTACTTATTTTGCGAGATATTACATAAGCTAAACCATTTTTATCAGGAATACCTTTAGATAACATCCATTTTCTTATCACTGAAACAGGTGGCATTTTCTTACTAGCTACTCTACCATTCTCTACATTTATCCAATAATCTTCAAGATTAAGTGATAATTTTATAGATTGTTCAGTAATATTCACTTTATATTGTACCGAGTTATATAGTTTACCAGTAGCATAAGCACCAGTTTTAACTTTCTCTTTATATTTATCTCTAACTTCAGCACCTATAATTTCTAATACTTTTATTAAATTAGTATATTCCATTACTTTTTATATTGTTTTTCAATTTTCTTATTCTTATATACTATATATAATAATATATTCAAAAAATCATTAACTTGCATATTAAATACCTCTAAAAAAGGAACTCTAGCAACTTCTGCAACATTCTCAATAGTTTGCATCCATTGCATAGAGCTATTTACTTTTTGTTTTTTAAATCTTTTATCTGTTTCTTCTTCTTCAACCACATCTTCTTGGTTAAATAATCCTTCATAATCTTTAATAAGCTGGTCGATTGTGATAAAAAAAAATCACTGAGTAATTTAGCATCACTCATTTTAAACTCATTATATATTAAATCTATAGTTTTTATAACATCATAGTTTGTATTATATTTACCATCTTTCCAACCATACCATACTTTAGTTTGTGGTATTAAAAATACAGATAATACATTCTGTATTTTAAAATCTTTCATATAAGCTTGAAAATCTATAAATTGTGCAGCATTAAGATTCATTAGATTAAGATTAGCTTTGTATCTAACTCCATTAATAACATAGTATTTCTTAACTTTAGCATATAAAGTCATACTATTAATCTTATCTATATTACTTTTTAATTCACTTATAGATAACTTTCCTGCATCAACACCAAATAACTTTAGTAATTCTACTTCATTAACTTCATCCTGCTCTAATATTTCTTTGTATTCTTCAAATTCTTTTATTGTAAAATCTTTTAGCTCTTTTAACTTATTCATATTATATTTTATATTTCCAAACAAAACCACCAGCTGATTTACTTCTACCACTGATATTATTTGCTATACTAGTTCCACTTATATTTAATTCTCTATACGCATCAGAAGCTGATTCCCACTCTTTAATAAACTCTCCGTTTTTATTATACTGAATAACAATAACTTTATTCTTACCAATCATACTATTACTTCTTTTTTTATTACTTTCTTCTGAACGTTTTGTTTCACTCATTCTTTTTGAGACATTTAATTTAAACTCTTCTGAACGTTTTTTACCTCTATTCCCATTACCTATTAATTTTTTAGTTTCTTCACTATGTTTTCCACCATTACCTCCAGATTTAATATTGTAACCAATATCCCTATTTGTTGATTTAAAAGTTTTAATAGTTCTTATTTCGATAGCATTTAATAAATCTTCTATGTATTTATATTTTTTATCTGTTTTAAATAGTATATCTATTTTAAAATTATCAACACCATATTTCAATAATGCATTATATAAGTATCTTTGTCCTTTACAATGTAAATTTATATAATTATTAAGTCTAACATATAAATTTGATGCTTTACCAATATATATTTTACCAGATGGACTAGTTAGTTTATATATTCCGGCAATTTTATTTTTACAATCTAATTCTTGAAAAAAATCATTTAATTGTTTCATTGTTATTATTATTTTTAATTTGTAATGTAACTTTTTTTCGCCAGTATATATAGGATTTTTTATGCCAAAAAAAGTAACAATTTTTTATAGCTCCTATTTCTATCTAATATCATAATTTCCAACTCTCTTCATCAATAACTGTTCTATACTATGCATAACAACATCTAGTGCATCGTCGTGTTTAGTACTATCAAATACTAACTGTTCTATAAGAGTATGTTTATTCTTAATATTCTTATTTATAATTATTCTACCAGCTTCAAAAAATGGTGAACAACTATGCTTTCTTTCAAGCTTACTAACAGTTGGTTTTATTTCAATTATATTTAAATCAGTTTCAAGCTTTAGTGTTTGTACAATTGATTTACCAGATGCTTTACCTTCAACATATACCTTACTTCTAGCAGGTATATTATTTTTAATCCAATTAATAAGTGCTGGAAATTCCATCTTATTAAGTTCTAATGATTGTATAACTAAATTATTACCTCTTTTATATGCTCCACAAATAGCATTATCATCAGCATTCTTTCCACCATATGCACTATCTAAAAAGTAAAATTGAGGTTTATCTTCTGTAATCTCCTCAACTAACCAATCCTTTTTAATAATTCCACCATCTTCATCTTGTGTAATCTGCATATATTGAGCCATAAACGATTTACTGCCAAGCTCAATCTTTTTATTATTTAATGCTGATATTGGAAATCTACCAGGAAAGAATGATTCACCGTTATCATTTATTGCTGGTACTGATATTAGTTTTGGATTACCAAGCTCCAATAAGCAATTAGTAACATCATCATTGTGCATACGTTGCTGCACTGTCACTGTATAGCTTCGTTTGATTGAAGTTTTTCTTGATGGTAATATTTCTCTAACAAACCTTTTAGCTTCATCTCTTGCAGCTTGAGAGTTTATTGATTGTGGACTGTTTGGGTCATCACCAATAATTATATCAGCGTGAATACCAGTAACAGCTCCACCAGTAGATGTTACAAATCTATGACCATATTTATTATTCTTTATATTTGATACCGCTGTAGATGTCAATTTGAAATCGCAAATATTCATATATTCCTCTGACATAAGCAATCTAAGTGATTTTCCACTCAACTCCTCAGCAACTTTAAATGAATATGAATAACTAATAATCTTTGTATTTGGCTTAATTAACCACACCCAAGCAGGGAAGAATACTGATACCATAAGTGATTTACTACATCCTGGTGGTAAATTAAATATAAGGTCTCTAAGCATACTTTCATCCTGCTCTTCATTCTTGTGTAGTTCAAAACGATTTTGCAGTTCATTACAAACCATTTCTATATGCCAATTATCCTCAAATTCTGAAGTTTCAACTTGCTTCCAGAAGTATTTAAAGAAATTATAAAATCTTCTAGTACAATATTCTCTAACAGCAGAATTAATTACGTTTTTACTTATTGCCATCTTTTATAGCGTTAATAATCAGCTCCAAATTGTCGTCTGACACATTATCGAACTTAACTGTCTTCTCTTGCTCTATAATAACTTTTGTCTTTATTCTATCTCTAAGTCCACTCCAATGTTTAATAGCAGAAATCTTATCTCTATTGCTTGCATTAGGGTCTTTTATGATAGATATAAGCGTTTTATCACAAACAACATTATAATTATCTAGTTGCATTTCATATTCCTGCAATCTTCTAACAACTTTTGGTAATTTCCACCAGTTGTAAATACTTGCATCACTAATCTTTTCTTCATATACATTTCTATATGAATCCCTCCTAGACATACCTTCAATAAATAATTGAATAACCTCAAAATCTTTTTCAGTTAATTCTGGACTCTTATCTAAAATTGGGTCATTTTTTTTCTTTCTTTCCATAACTATTTATATCTAATTCTTACAAATAATTTAATTAAATCCATTAAACAAACTCCGCAACTCATATTAAGTGGTATACTTATGTTCATCTTATTCTCACAATATCTAAGTATTTCCATTGCTTCATTATAATTTAAACCAGTCAAATATCCTGCATTTAACTGGTTTATATATTTATCATACTTGTCGTATATCGTTTGAACTTTTTCTTCCTCCTTATATACCAAACCAGTTTCACTAACGTCTGGTTGCTGTTCTAATTTTTTAGTTCTCATTTGGCTTACTCAATATTTGCATTCTGTCTTGAACCATTTTTAAAGCTTCTTCAGTTTGTTTCAACTGTACAATTAAATCAAAAGCAATAGCTTTCAATTCTGTCAAATTCATTTCTTCTAAATTCATAATATTATTTTTATTCTATTTTATTAAACATTCTAAATACTACACCTATAATCTTTTTCGTAAATACACTACATATTGAACTTAAAGCAGCTAATCCAATAGCATATAAAAATCCAATATTAAATAACAAGTAGATTAAAGTAATCCACCATACCATACATAAACTACATCCAAACGGCTTACCTATTATTTGATAATTCCATTTTCTACCCATAATTCTATACAAAAATTTGGATAAATCAATTATCATACCACTATGGTCTATTATAAAGACAACTACAAAATTTATTATAATTATCGCTAACATTATATATAAAATTTCCATATTAAGTATTAAGTGCTTTAATTATGTTTTTACGAATTTCTTTAACTACATTACCAATAAAAGCGTGACTTCTATTTGTTTGAATTGCAACCTTACGATAACTTCCAAATTCAGCAAATAATAAAAATATTTTTCTATCAACATCTTTTATTGTAGATAAATAATTTAATACTTTTTCTGTCCTATCATCGTTAATATCTAAACCATCATAATACTGTGCCATTATATTATCAAACGACTCCCAAGTTCCAATAACTATATGCTCATTAATCGTTGTCTTCATTATCTTCTCCTAAATAAATTTCATCAAGTAATTCTGATGTTTGATTCTTTCTATATTTCTTCCAAAATGGACTAGTTTCACTTTTATATTGATTACGAATAATCATTTTAATAAATGCTAAATGTTTACCTTCATTATAAGCTTTTAATAATCCTTCACCTTTATATTCTAATACTATAAGACCAATCTCTTGCATAAGGTCTTCCATTAGACTATAATCACTACTAAGTGAGTGGCAGTGTTTAGCCAACCACCCACTGTTGTAGATTTCATTAATTATTTGTTCTTTATACATTCACTAAAATTTAAACTCTTTATATATCTTTCCATAAATTCATAATCAGGTTCACTATTTTTAACTGGAAGGTGGATTTTTTCCACTTTTAATCTAGTTTGTCCTAAAGTTTTTCCGTAGCTGTATTTTGGTTTTAATTTCTCAAAAACAGTTGCTAAAAATACTCCTAGGAATTTGTTTAATTCTCCACTTTTTAACTTTAAAACGTTAGTATTACCTCCAGCACAGAAAATATAATCGTGATAAAAACAAACTCCAGGCTCTCCAGATTCTGCTATTGTTAAAGCGTCTCTATATAATTTCATTTCGTTTGAAACATAGTTCCCAACTCCATTATTAGTATTAGCACAAGTTATATATGGAATTTCTCCAGATATAATTGTTTCTTTTGTTAACTGTTTACCTTTTTCTACAATAAACAAATCCTCAACTATAAATTCATCCCATTCAACAGAATCTAAACTTAGTTCTTGTTTTGTTAAATCGAAATTTTTTAAATGATTTATATATTTACCCGTTTTTAAATACTCTTCAATATTTCTTTTTATATCAAAAACAACACTATCTTTCAATTTATTCTTAAAATCAATATCTATTGGCATTTCAGTTGGTGGTGTAAACTCTTCAATTACAATCTCACTTACTACTTTATATTTTTTCTGTGGTTTACTTATAATTAAAAAATAACAGTTAACTTCATACTCTTTTTCTAAAATAGTGAAATCTTTACTATCTAATAGGATATAGTCTAAAATATCATACTCTTTATTTACAACATTCTTTTTAACTTTAATGAAGCTATTTGGTACTATACATCCAACTAACTCACTTCCTTCTAATGATTTACTTATAAACTCTTTACATAATTTACCTCTACTACCAAATGGTGGATTCATAAAAGTTACACATTCCCCTTCAAATATATTTGAATTTTCAAGGAAATCATTTTTGGTTATATCTTCTCTTTCTGGAAATAAATCATAACCTATAACTTCATAACCAATAACTGAATCCATTAATTTACCATCTCCAGCAGCAGGTTCTATAATTGTCGGGAATAAGTCTAACTTTTTAATCCACTTATTAAGTAATGCAAACGAGTTGTCTGCATTACTTTTCCCAGTGTAGTATTTATCCTGAGCTATTCTGTTCTTTTTACTATATTCTATAATCATTTTGTCCTAATACTTCACTGATTGTTGTATTTTGTATTCTTTGAAAGCATTTTTAAACCATTCTCTGCATCTAGCTTGATTAATTCTCTTCACTTCTCCATCTAATTTAAGATAACACCCTAAAGCTACTTCATTTTCATTTGAATATTGTATCCAACATCCTCTGTTTTTAGCAAACTCTTCTTCAAAATTTTCTAAACCATTTTTAAAAGAATATTTAATAATTCCATCAAAAGTACGAGAAATGAAACTATTTACTATTGATTCTGTAGTGTATGAAATTAAAAAGTCATTTTCTGCTTGTTCACTTGTTTTCATAATTTAGTCTATTAAAATTTTCATTAATTTATTAAAGTTGTTAAGTTTCTCACATTCTAATGGTTTTAACATTGTATGACTACTGGAATCCCTATGTAGTTCTGCAAATGTCCAACCCATTTTATAATACTCTATCTTTTCTTCTTTGTTATCTATAAATGCATTAAATGCAAATTCAACTCCTATAGAGTTATAATAACCTTCCTGCACTATATGAAAATGCATACAGCTGACATCTTTTGATAGTTTATATAAACTAATTGTTTCTTTTGGTATTACATATTGACCAATAAAACAGCTGTCGACATAGAATTTTAAATACTCCTTAGCTTCTCTTTTTGTTGAGAACTCTTTCTTAATTTGTCCCATAATTTATAAACGATTAACCTATACATCGTGAGGTTTATTTTTTAATTTAATACAAATGTTTTTGTTTTATACATTAACTCACTCTTTAAATTCTCCCATTTAATCTCTTCATATTTACCATCTCTCTTGATATAAATAGTGCCTTGATTGGGTAGAAGATTAGTACTTAATTTATCTCTATTACCAGATGTATTAAAATCTGTAGTTTTTGGACAATTAAGTGTTACTGTATTATTTTTAATTTTATTCAAATCCCAAACGATTATTACAACCTCCCCAGCAACTCTAAAAAGATTAATATATCTACTAGGCTTACCAACCAGAAAATCCCACTTTGTTTGTTCAGACATCCATCCAAGTTCTGAATATTTTATAAAGCTAGGTAGTTCACAATACTTACCCATTCTTTCTTTAACTTCAATATAAGCCTTTGCTTTATTAACCTCTAACAATAAATCATAGTGTTCAAATTGGTTTTTTGATTCAGAAATTGTACACTCTTTAATTTGTTGGTTTAATAATTCTTTAACTAATGCTAAAGACGCTTGTTCTGCTGTTGTTCTCATCTTTTATTTTTTTAATAGTTTATGTAATTCCAACTCAAATTGGAACAGTTGTAGGTTTCTTTTTTCAATAATAATTTCTCTCTTTAATAACTCCAATTTAATTTCTAAATTGTTTAATTGTTCCAATGCTTGTTCTAATTCGTAATTCATAGCTTGTAATGTTTATTTGTTTATATATTTTACTTAACTTCTTGATTTTTAATCATATACAAAGATAATGAAATAAATTGATATAAAATCATAAATTCCTAGAAATCTTAAAAATAGTTTGTACCTTCATATAGGATAACTCTTTAATTAATTATCTATACAAAGGTACAAAAAGTTTTTGAAAGTACCAAATTTCTTACTTTCGTTGTAATATTATATTACTTTTTATGTATTATTTTTTAATTATTTCAATATATCTCTCACCGTTAACCTTTATGTCTTTAACAAACATTACTTCATTCAAGTCTGTATGCTTAGCTTTTCTGTCGATTCCTAGAGAAGCATAAAGTTTATTTAATCTATCTTTAACATCCTTTCTGGTATATCTATCACCAGTAACAAACAATTTTTTAATCTGTATTTTTACCAATTCATAATTGTCTCCATAATTTTCAACCATTTGTTTTGCTTCTGTATAATTAGTCCATACTTTCTTATAGAATTTGTATGAACTTTCTATAATTGAAATCCAATCAGTTTTAGTTGAATATAATCCCCAATCAATAACTCCGTTTTTGTTATTTAATTTAAAATGTTCAACTAAATCTTTGTAAGATATATTATTTGGTAATTCTATTGGCTCTATAACTTGAGCACCATTAAATCCAGCATTTATATCAAACCCTTTAGTATATTGGTCTCTAATCTCCATAATAAAGTATTTATCTGATTGAAATGCTTCTTCATTAATAACGTATTTTCCATCAACAAAAACAGTATATGCCTTGAAATCATCATATGGTACAAATCCGTCAACATTATCTGTTTCTACAGCCCAATCATAAAGCTTTATTGTTTTACTGATTTTAGTATAAATATCTTCAGTTATTGCAAGTAATTCTTCTTTTGTCATTTTAAATACTGTCTGGTTGTATATATAAATATAACTACCATAGTTTGGATTTGATTTATCACGTTGACGACTAACAGCCTGTTTCAAGTCTGTAAGCATATCAATCATTTGCCAATTCTTAGAAGTATTACTAACCACAATTGTCATAGCATCCTTGTCTTTTAAATCAATACCACAAAATCCTGAAGCTGTAATAAACAAGAATTTAGGTAGTATACCAGAACTATACCTTTTAATACCAGCAATCTTAACATCGTTTTTTAAGCTGTCTCCACATATAATACCGCATTCAGATTTATCTATTTCAGCATCCTTAACTATTTCTGAGATTTGAGCAACAGAATTTATAAATACTATAACTTTACTAAATGTTTTTCCAGCAACAGTAATTGATTTACTATTTTTTAATGGAATTAAAAATTCTTCTCTTAAAGACTTAAAAGGGAATGTTCTTTCACAAAGTATTGGTGTAGATTTAATTGTATTTGACCACTCAATCTTTACCTGCTGTATATCTGACACCCAAGATGGCATATATTTTAAGTCTGTTGGAGTAGCAGATATGAAGCTAACTGTGTCCTTGTGCTTATATGCGGTATTAAATAAATATTGAACAGCATTAGACCTATTACCTTTAGTTAGTTTTAGTATCTCGTTACTCTCGTCAATAACAAGTTTACATCTGTCCAACAAGTAAGACACCTTCTGTAATCCATCATAAGTTACCATAATCTTTAATACTTTGTTGGATTTTACATACTCATCAATATCATCAGCTTTTGTATCTCCCCAAACAGAAAGAATTTTATGAGAACTCCTATCATTTGGATATTGTTCAGATTTATTAACAGCTAAATAGATTGTTGGAACTGCAATAATTACATCTTCACTATTTTCTAGCACAAC